AGATGTGGTTACAATTCCTCCAGTTGTTTTCTGGGGAATGTACAAGAACATCTTGACCGATAAGGGTCTAGATCTTTTCCAGAAGGACTGGGAAGAAGTATTAAATTCGGTTAAAGAAAAGTGAAAAACATTATAATTTTTGGTGCGACAGGAGATTTATGTCGCAGAAAACTTATACCTGCACTGCATACTCTTCATAAGAAAGGTCTTTTGCCAAAAGGACTCAAAATTATTGGTGCTTCTCGAACCCAACATTCTAAGGATAGTTGGGTGGAAGTTCTTGGTAATTATTCTCAAGAGTTTATTAAAAGACTTGAATATGTACCTTGTGATTTGAGTGATTCTGAATCTCTTAAATTATTGGAATCTTATGAAGACACAACTTATTTTCTTTCTGTTCCACCAGAAAGATATGCCGATGCTATTACAAACTTAAAAGAAGCAGGTAAGTTAGATGACGCAGAAAAATCAAGAGTCATTATTGAGAAACCTTTTGGCACCGATCTTCAATCTGCTAATTATTTACAATCTGTGGTTTCTGGATATTTACGCGAGAAACAAGTATATCGCATTGACCATTATCTCGGTAAAGATACTGTTAATAATATCCTTGCCACCCGCTTTAGCAATATATTATTGGAACCACTTTGGAACAGGCAGTATGTAGAAGAAGTTCAGATCTTTGCAACTGAAACAATCGGTTGTGAAGGTCGTGCCCAGTATTATGATACTGCTGGTGCCGTAAGAGATATGCTTCAAAACCATATGCTTCAGGTGCTTGCATTGATTGCAATGGAACCTCCTTGTAGGAATGATGCTAAAGAAATTCGCAGAGAGAAGGTTAAGGTTCTTGCTGCAACAAGGTTGGGTGATAATGTAGTTCTTGGTCAATATGATGGGTACAAAGGTGAAGACGGAGTAAATCCAGATTCACAGACTCCAACTTTTGTTGCGGGTGATTTGTATGTAGATAACTGGAGATGGAAGGGTGTTCCTTTCTACTTTATGACAGGTAAAAAGATGCCAGTTGGTTGTGTTGAAGTTGTGATTAAATTTAAAGCACCTCCACAACAACTCTTTGATGGTCACGAGTGTAATGACCGAATTGTAATGAGGCTGCAACCAGATCCCCATCTGGATATGCGTATTGACATTAAATCTCCTGGACTAAATGATATGGTAGAACCCGCAATTCTTCAGTATCATTATCCTGTAGAAAAAGCAATTGATGGTTATGTGAAACTCTTTTATGATGCAATCAACGAAGATCAATCACACTTTGTTCATGCGGATGAAGTGTTGGAGTCTTGGAGAATCGTTGATGATCTTCTATGTACTGGAGATCAATGTCGTATTATGACACTACCATATCTTTATAATGAAGGTGTTTGGGGGCCTTTATCTAAAACAGAACTTATTACGAAGTGGGATTATCCACTCAAGCTCAAATAGGAGAGAGTTATGAAAGTAGGATTAATTGGACTTGGAAGGATGGGGGAAGGAATGTCCCGCCGCATGATGAAAGCTGGAATAGAAGTCTGGGGTTATAGGAGAAATTATGAAAAGGCTCAGGAAGCTTATGAAAAGGGATTTGTTAATGGAGTTACAACTACTATTGAAAATCTTGTTCAAGTAGTAAAAAGTGGTAAACAACCAGGAATTTTTCAAATGGTTGTACCTGCAGAAACAGTAGAGGAGACAATCAATGAGTTACTACGATTTTGTGGTGAAGGAGATATTATTATTGATCATGGCAATAGCAATTTTAAAGACAGTCGGAAGAGAGCAGAACGTCTGGCAAAGATGGGTATCCAATATATTGATTGTGGCACTAGCGGTGGTGTTTATGGTCTGGATCGTGGATACTGTCTTATGGTTGGGGGTGGAGATACTGCAGTCGCCACTTGTTCGCGCATTTTTAATGCCCTCTCTCCAGGAATCGACTCTGCCCCCAGGACTCAATTTGACTCAGACATAACCTCTGCAGAACATGGTTGGTTGCATTGTGGTGGTCCTGGTGCTGGTCATTTTGTGAAGATGGTGCATAATGGCATTGAGTATGGTATTATGCAAGCATACGCAGAAGGATTTAACATCATCAAGAACGCTAATGCAGGTGCCCAGTATGTCAGAGAAGGAGATGCAGAGGTTGCCCCTATGGCGGATCCAGAAAGTTACTGCTATGATATTGATGTTGCTGAGGTGGCTGAGTTATGGCGCCGTGGTAGCGTTGTTGGTTCTTGGTTACTTGATCTTACTGCTGATGTGTTACGCGGCAATAGTGAGCTTAAACAATTCGCTGGAGGTGTATCCGACAGTGGTGAGGGTCGTTGGACGGTTACTGCCGCTGTGGATCTGGGGGTTCCCGCTCCTGTCATCACCACTGCGCTTTATGAAAGATTTAATTCACGCAATCTGGGCACTTTCGCAGCCAAAATTCTAAATGGTATGCGTTATATGTTCGGCGGCCACCATGTAAGATAAAGGAGTTTTCTAATGGAACGATTTAAAGATTTTTCAGAATACGAACTGAAACTTTTGGCTGATGCTGTATGGATGAGACAGAGATGTTTCATTGCAGGAGACAGAAGATTCAGGGAGTATGGAGTTATTCTGGATGAGATTCGTGAAAGAATCAATTATGTACCAGGAGTCTTTGCATGAAAAAGTTCAACGATATAGTTCTAACAGTCACGATATCAATCATTGACTTTCTGTATCGTGACTTACCCATACAAAGATTCTGGGTGCTTGAAACAATTGCCAGAGCACCATACTTTGCTTTCGTTAGTGTATTACATCTCAAAGAATCATTAGGACTCAGAGACTTATCACACTACTACTTAATGAAAGAACACTTCGCACAGACACTCAATGAAACCGAACATCTCATCGAAATGGAAAGGCGTGGTGGTGCCGACCGTTGGTATGACCGCTTTATTGCTTATCACTTGGTTCTCATCTATTATTGGATTCTGGTGGGTTATTACTTTATTGCTCCTGTCTCTGCTTATCACCTGAACGCAGGTATTGAGTATCACGCTACAGAGACCTATCTAAACTACTTCTGGGACCATCCAGAAGACTCTAAGATAGGTGAAATCGCAGTTGATGAAATCAATCATTATATTGAACTCTCAAGAGCTATGGAGATGGTTTGATGTTATTGGCAAAAGTACTTTTATTTGTTTCAGTTCCTTTTGTATTAGTGACCTTATACTTTGGAACTCGTGGTGGATATTATGATTCTGATGATTACAAAGGAAACGGTACGGCACACTGATGACACACTTTGCACGATGGGTTCTTGAAAACCCTTATACACTAGGTATTATTGGTTATCTTTTGATTGTTTTGCCGATTATGGGTATATGGGCAATTCATAAATACGAATGGCAGCACTGGGCTCCATTTGACAGGGGGCACAAGAAGTAGTATAATTAGTTCTGTGAGCAACGGAATGTAGCTCAGTTTGGTAGAGCACTCGCTTTGGGAGCGAGATGTCGCAGGTTCGAATCCTGTCATTCCGATTGCCAGTTTCTTCACTGGCACACTTGACACCCAAGTCCAAACCACTTATAATAACTAGGTCAACAAACAAAACAATGTCTCTGATCCAAAAATTCAAGAAAGATGTTAGCACTCTTCGCCTTGCTGCTAACGGGGAAATCTACCTTGATGTAAAGAATCCGAAACTTTATAAAAAGGTTCGCCGCTACTATGAAAATGTAGGGGTTGTATTTTCAGGTGACCCCCTTGACGACTATGAAATGCTTATGGAATATGTCGCAGGTGATCTTGAGTCCGTTGAGGTAGTATGATTACAAAACTTCCGAAGGTTTTGTTGGAGCGTGAGGGATACCGTTTTATTGAGGCGGGTATTTTAGAAATTAACGATAAACCCGATTATCGTTTACAAAAGAAAAACGAGTATACCAAACGTTGGAATGACATTTATCTTTTTGATAACGGTCTACAATGTACTACTGCAATGGAAGATATCGAGTATGCGAAATGGTTAGATCCAGATCGTGTGCCGTGTTATGTAAGAGGCACGGAAGAATACTGGGATTAATCGTCACGGATGGACGTTAACAGCACTGGTCGGGAGCAAACCCCTTATGTCAAAGACAAGTATCCTAAGATATCTTGGGAACCTTCTTCTCATAATCGGTTATCAAACTATGTTGTGGGGGGATTTTAAATACGGTTTGGCAATTAAAGTTATTGGAGGTCTCCTCACAGTACCTTTTGCTATCAAACTTAAACTTTGGGATGTACTATTCTTATGTGCATTCTTTGGTATCACCGAAATATCAAAGTTAACCCAACTTTTCTTGGTTTCTTAAAACCAAGTGGTGGAGTCAATATGACCCCTTATGAGTTTACGGCATCTCTCAAATGACGTTGGTGCGGATGGGACTCTCTCCCGCCTGGTTTCCAATTTCCAGTCAAAGAATTGGTGGCGAGCCTGAAAGACCTACGGGAGAGTTGCATAAACTCTCCTTTTTTAGTATAATAATATGAAAGCTTTTTTTATATGAAGATCGGTTTTAATTGTAGTTGCTTTGATCTTTTTCATGCTGGGCACGTTACGATGCTCAAGATGGAAAAAGAAATGTGCGACTACTTAAAGGTAGCACTTCAGGTCGATCCAACAATTGATAGACCTAGTTTAAAAAATAAACCAGTGCAATCCATTTATGAGAGATATGCTCAAGTTCAGGGTTGCAAATATGTAGATGAGATTCTTGTTTATGATACAGAAGCAGATCTTCTAAATCTAATCAAAACTCAAACCTTTCATATTAGGTTTTTAAGTGAAGAATATAAAGACATTGATTTTACTGGAAAGCAATATTGTATTGATAATGATATAGAAATTTACTATCATTTGAGGAGACATCAATACTCAACTACGGAACTTAGAAATAGAGTTTACGAACTTGAGAAAGCAAAAAGAGAAGAAAAAGATATTAAAGATATCTTGCAGTATTCTCCAGAACTTCTAGAAAAGTATGGTCAAAAATGAGTATATTAGTTACAGGCGGCGCAGGATTTATTGGAAGTAATTTTCTTCATCATCTGGTTAAAGTTACTGATGAAGAAATAATTTGTATTGATAAACTAACTTATGCTGCTGATTGGCATAATATTCCAGATCTTGTTAAATTTTATACCATTGATATAGTATCACAAGATGCTTGTGAGTATGTTTTCTCCAAACATAAAATTAAAACAATCTTTCACTTTGCTGCAGAAAGTCACGTAGATAATTCCATTAAAGATTGTACCCCATTCATCCATACGAATGTGAATGGAACAGTAAATCTTTTAAATCTTGCTCTTAAGTATGAAGTAGATAAGTTCATTCATATTTCTACTGATGAAGTTTATGGGTCTATAGAATATGGATCTTTTACTGAAAACACAATCTATAATCCAAGAAATCCATATTCAGCATCGAAAGCAGCAAGCGACCATTTTGTAATGGCATATCACTATACTCACGGATTGCCAGTAAATATTACAAACTGTTCTAACAATTATGGTCCTAGACAGTATAAAGAGAAGTTCATTCCTCAAACGATTCTGAATATCTTGGAC